TTTTATTTTTCTTGTATCTGCGCCAGCTTATGCGGACATCAATCACTCAATCCAGAATGTTGTCTCGGTCAGTACATTAGGAGCTAGTTCAACCTCTAACCGCATCGGTACGACCTTCTCGGCATCGGGTACAAATGTCACGCCAACAGCAGGTGATACTGCAAATGCTATTGGTACTTTAGATTTAACGGATGCACAAATCACTAATGGCGTTCCCACAATTGACGCTACAACTACTTACGCAGTTACCACCGCAGGGGATGCATGGTCTGTGTCAGAAAGCTTTATCCAAGGCGATTCTATACCTACTTCAAATACTACGGTTACCAATGGTGCTGTACCTGCATTACCAATATTCGGAGATACAACAACTTTTGCAGGTGGAAATATAGGCACTACGGCTATGACTATGGATAGTGGTGGAGCGATGACAGTTAACTTATCTGCTACAGGGCCGGGTGTGACAGCACAAATGTCTAACACAATAAAGCTTGAAATTGATTGATGAAATGGCTGATAATTTTTTTATTTGGAGTACCTAGTGCTTATGCAGGGGGTATCACTCCATCGTTCTCTACAGGCCAAATGGAAAGTAGCAGTTCTAGTAAAACTATTATTGTGGAAACCATTGTTACGGAAAATTATCGGACAGGATATTCTTACAGTTTGCAAGGCCATAACATACAAGTTAAAGATGGCACAGTTATATCACCAGATGCTACCTATACAAACACGCAAACAGTTAATGGAGTTTCGTTTCAATGGGTAACTCCAAATTTGTCTACCAAGCCCCAATGGGAGATTGTAAATCCACAAGAATCATTCAGCATAACGGAAAATTTCCTTGCGCCCGGTTTGGATGCGACCAGCACTATTCAGCGCACTATAAACACAGAAAGTCAAAGTACTTCCTTAAGTATATTCTCTCAATAATATTATTAATATCACCCAAAACCCTTGCTAATACAGTGAGTAGCCCTAGTGCATCCAGTTCCGGAACGGTTATAAACAATGGCTACCAAACCATAAATGGCGGATTTCCAACGATGACCTATGGAGGAAATATTCAGTGCCAGCAACCGACATTAGCCTTTACACCATTTGTAACCAAAGGGGAAAACTATAGCACACCTAGAATTACCACAACTAAAACTAATATTTATGACCTTGCAGAGGATGCTTCAGGTAATTTAGTAAATCCAGGAAAAATTTTATATCAAAGTGAACAGCCAAGAATTGATCAATCAACTCATAATTTTAATTATGGTTTCACAATCAGCTTGCAGATACCATTGGGAGAAGGATCTGATCTTTGCGTCAAAGCTGCTGAAAACCAAATAAAAGGACAGGAGTTTGCATTACAGAAAGCACGTTTAGAGGCCAATCTGGCGAGAATGAAGGTATGTGCCGAGCAATTAAAACTTGGAGTAAAATTGATAAATGAAGATGCGGTTGCGTGTAAAAACGTAGTATTAACAACAATTCCCAATCAAGTTATCCCACATACTCACAAAATAAAACAGTAGACAAGTCACGGGTATTACACTTGCCTACTTATTATTTATAACAAAGAACTTGCATCAGCTACTACTGGTTCTTTTTGTGCAGCCATGTATTTCTCGTACTCTTCATACTTTACTGCCTCAAAGTATTTTTCCCTGAGAGCTTCTTCAGCGTCAGCAAAGTGACTATCAAGTGCTTGTCTTACAAGAGAAGAGATTGATGTACCAGGCTTGGCATGATATTTCAATAATTTATGCTGATGTTTTGTTATCTGAACTGTTAATCGTGATAAATTTTCATTCATTATAAAAAAGTAATTAAGAACATTGTAACGTCAATTTGATGCCATAGTCATTATTTTATTGGTTGATGGCAACTCAATGAAATCTCTAAAAGGATCGTCTTTAGGAACTTTAAGAAACTGAGTATCTAAACCAATCATAAAATTATGGGCTGCTCTAACAGTAAGAGCAAAGGCTTCAGCACTATTCCAATATGATCTTTTTATGCTGCTATCACAAGACTTGGTAAAAATAATCTGTGCTGCTCTATCACATGGTTTGATATCTCTATCAACACCATCAATAGGACTTGCCATACCTGTAGTGACAATATTTAACCAATGTAATGCCCTTTCTTTAGGATTCATTGTATGGTTGTACTTTTTATGTCTTGGATTTTGAGTGTTGTAAGTCATTTCAGCATAAATTTTCAACCCTGCTCCAAGAAAAAATGACCTAACCCTAGTTGTATTAGTGGGACAGACTTTACTCATAAGATAAAGAAACTGATTATGTTTTAAATAAGTTTCAGCAACTATGGCATCATGGCATGGTCTTGAATACTGCTCAGTACCAGTTGTACTATTTATAGCAGCCATAGCGTGTCTTATGGTTGCACAATCTCTTCTACTGATCTTGACACCACTAACAGTAATACGATCAGACATACACCTTGATTTACCAACATCCATTATTTGCTTGGATTTGCTAGGCATATTTTTGACAACAAGAAATGGTTGAGTCATTCCTGTTTGAACAACAGCCATCAATCTATGTTGACCATTGACTAGAGTGCCATTTGTATCAAAACAAATGGCAGAGTCAGATAAAATAAAACGACTATTTTTCATTTCTCTTTTTAACTCTTCAAGATTATTTCTGCTAATCTTGCGATTATTTTCAAAGTTTTTTGTCAAATAAAATTGTGCTTTTTCTGGAGTAATAAATTCAAGAGAATATTCTATGCCCTCATAGATAGTTGAAAGGGCATCTTGGACTTGGGAGGTCATACTGCCTCCTTTTTCTGAGAATTTTCGTGAGCGCGAATCATCTCATAATCTTTTTCAAGCTGTTTGATTCTTGCAAAAATAATATTACCAATTTTTTTTAACATCGTATCGTGTTCAATACCTAAAGTATTGATAGAAAGTTCAAAAGAATTTAAAAATTGATGACCTGTCATTGAATATTCATCAACGCTGTTTCGATTTGATTTAAAAAATAAATGAACTTTATCGTTCAAAATATCATTGTCAAAGTAAAATTCATCATTATCTTCAAGATGATGACCTGTTTTGTTTTGCATTGTAAGTTTCATAAAACCTCATAAATGTTATTGCTTTCATAGTTTATCACTAGAATGTCATCACTTTGTATATGTTTTAAAATCGTAACAATGCTATTTTTTCTTTGTCAGTTGTTTTTTTATCTTTTTAAATATTTCAGAAATCACTTTTTTTATTACAGGAGCAAGAAGCGCAGACCCACCAGCAACCACACCGATAACAGCAGTAGAAATGAGTGTTTGAGGTGTACCAGTAAAGCTTTCTCTGAATGGTACTTTTTCCCAGACTCCGACACAAGTAATACCATCTGAAGGGGATCTTTCCCATTTTACCAATCTTTCAATTCTCAGATCATTTCTGTAATCTCCTGGTCTAAATTGTGCGTTTTCAGGTGGGCAGGGTTCATATACTACTTTCTTATCTTTTTTAGGTTTTGGTTGTGTTACGTTTGTATCTTTTTGAGTTGGCGCAGTATTAACAGGAACTGGCTCTGTATCTATTATCTGTGCAGGGTCATATGTCATCGGAGTATATGATGGGATTTCACCGTTTGGACATACAGTATATGTGCCACGTTTATCTGATATTAATAATGATGGATTGCGTGTGATTTCTAGATCACGATGATATAAATAACACCCAGGCAACTTGCCTTCCAGTTTTGGTTTTGTAAAATATGGAGTATCTGGAATATCAATTGTTGGAAGTTTTATCTCAGGTATCTTTATTTCACTCATCTTTATCTACATCTCCTATTGAAATAGACCAGCCATCTTCTCCAAAAGTACCTTTTTCGACAATTCTAGGTTTTGTCATTTTTGCATCCATATCATCATGATATTTTTTTATCTCATTATCTAATTCAAATTGTAATTTTTTTATTCTTATCCAGGACATAAGTTTATCAATGTAATATTTAATCAATTTTTTAAAAAATCCAAAAATCATTAATCAAAAGCATCTCTTTTTTTTAGAACTTCAACTTGCGAAAAACATTTTGGACAAGATAAATTAGTCATTACAGAAAACTCAGGATAAGTTGGCATTGATTCATCAATGTCTATATCACCACTTGTTATAAGTTCATTATCGCACCAAAAACAGTTCATAAACCAATTTTCTTTGATGGTATTAGCAAAGATGGCCCTGTCATTTTTGGAAGGTTATTGTCTAATACTTTGGGCATTAGCCCCTGCACATTATCAAGCACCTCATTCATTACCCTAGCCTTGAATTGCTCAGAGGTGACAAATCTGTAAGCGTAGTATGAACCGCCCAACATTGACAAGGTTAGAAAAAGTGACAACAATGAGGCTATCTGACAAATTTTTTGAAACATGGTTAAAGAAGCAATACTGAAAGCGATTTCTCACACTTTAATTATATCAATGCTCTTAATTATTCCCACTCTTGGGCCTTTGTATATTTTAGGTGGAATTATGACCAGACAAATGGAAAAGATTAATTAGTCAGCAGCTTCGGCTGTATTTCCCTCTGCTACCCAAGCAAGGTACTCTTGGTAGTCGGTGTTTGCTTCATCATTTGGTATAAATCCTTCTACGTTAGATGCTAATTGTTTTTTTACACCAGATATTTGTCCTGTTAGTGGGTCTGTCATAAATTTATATATTGGATTTGTTGGGTATGCCATAATTTAAAGCTCCGCAGTTAATAATACTAAAGTGCTTGCATTAGCACCAGCTATTGCTCCAGCGTGTCCTGCCGTACCACTCCCATTTGATGTATAAACTGCACCTCCATTAGCACTTACAAGACTTGTTCCAGTTAAGGAATTGTAAGTAGATTGACCACCATTTCTGTAAGTTATATAATAATCAGTACCAGAATTTGCGACCATTGTAGGTGCAGCCCTCATTGTTGTTTTCCATACCATTGCTGCGGTATGAGTAAGTGAATTATAAAGCATACAAGTACCAATATACTGTTGACCTGTGCATAAAGTTAAGCAATATCGTTCACATAAAGCAAGCTCCTGACCGAATGACCTATGCTCAAAATCTGTTGCCACGCTGCCTACCTCAAGCTGCATTCCCGTCAATTCTAAAGTCGCATCATTTGTTGTGTACCATGTTGAGGTTTGATCTTCTGTATAAGTGCTACTACTCCAAGCATTCCAAGCATTTTCAGTAACACCTGAAGCTGTAAAATCTGTGCCAAGAAAACCATAAATTGAAATCTCCAAACCAAGATTATTATCATTATTAAAAGTTAAATTACTATTACCAGAAATTGTTTTTGTTATTTTTGTCCAAGTATCAGCAGTTAAAGAACCTGTCTCAAAAGGATAACCTTGTTGAGTACCATCTAATGTAAGTAAATGTCCATAAAAATTTTGTGCGACACTTGATTTTACCCAAAAAGATAATGTTATGCTGCTTGAACTAGATGTATAATTCCAACCACTGTTAGCAATGTCTTGAGCCTCTATTCTTATGCGGTATCTTACAAAATCAGCAGCACCAGCACCACTTGTTTGATTTCCATTTGTAATTTTATATGCTTTTCTAAATCCATTTGTATAAGGTGAAGTTCCAGCAGCCACATCAACCTGTGCCTGAGTAGGTGCTTCATCTGTTCCACCATACTGCACTGCAAATCTATCAACAGTTGCATAACCAGATGTTGTAGATGACGTACCACGTTGAGCTACTTGCATAGCTCCGTTAATTATTAAATTTTTGTTACTTAAGTTATTAGTAATATTGGCAGTACACGTTCCATCGGTGTTTGAAATAGTGATTGCTGCCGAGCTTGCCGCTACACCTTTTATCGAATTTACCTTGATCTCTGACATAATTAACTATAAGGTGAATCTCCAAGAATAGAGGTGTTCCATTGTGCTTTAAGTTCCGCCTCAGTATTAGCAGATGCTATACCAGAATCAGCAGGGGCATCCCTTAATGCTTGCTTCTTACTAACTATATCAGTAGTGCTAGATGATGTCTCTAATGCTTTTTGAAATTCAACATCTAATTCAGAAAATTTTATAGCTCTTGCTGTCCTTATGTTTGTCTTATGTATTTCTCTTGCTTTTGCCATATCTGTTTCTATTGTTTTACTATTTTGCTTCCAAGCATTTCTAAAACTTCTATCAGTTGGAATAACAGAATCATCTACTATTTCATAAGAAGTTCCATCTGGTAAATCTCTTTTTGCACATTCTTCCGCAGTACCCTCTATTGGTGTCATTATGCTTACTGTGCCATCTGAATTTGTAAAAATAACTTTGCTCATAATTTAACCCCTCATACAAGCTACAAAAATATTACCAAAGGCATCAACACCATTGCCAGATGAATTAACAGTTCCAAAATTCACAGCAGTTGTGGTGTTGGCTCTTTCATTACCATTTGATTGATTTCTTTCAGTAACAGCACTAACGGCAGCAGCACCATTTGCGTGGAAACCAGTAGAAACTAAAAAAGTATAATTAGCATCTGCCTGTGCTGAACTAAGAGCTAAAGTGTAATCTCCTGATCCATTATCCGTTATAGAGCCAAAGCCAGTGCTTCTAGTGACAGACGGACTTCCATTATTTCCATCAACAACCGCCTCTGCAAAAATAATATTTGAAGAAATAGAAGAAAAAGCTAATTGACCACTAGCATTTGTAGTCACAGCTTGTCCAGATGTTCCATCAGCTATTGGTAGTTTAAATTCTACATTCGCATTTCCTGTTGTAGATGTTGGCGCTTCAAGGCTTACTGACCCACCCCCTGACGCTGCGTTTAGTTTAATCTTAGCGGTCATTTATGCAGCCTCCAAAGCAGCTACTTTTGTTTCCAATACTTCAATTTTAGCAATAGCTTCTTGTAATGCAGCAGTAAGTAAAGGCACAAGTTTACTTTGATCTATTTGTTGATAAACTGGATCGCCAACTTTCATAGCATCTCCTCTGGCTACATCAGCAGAGTCCGCAACTTGGTCTTTCGTACCACTTATTGCTTCTGGGACAACATTACTTACTTCATGTGCAAAAAATCCATCAATAACTGTATCTGTTTCATCAACTATCCAATTAAATTTATAAGGTTTTAAAGTTTTTACTCTTGTAATACCATCAGATATTGCAACAGCATTTTCCTTTAGTCTGTAATCGGAACTTGTATTGTATTGTGTTGAGCTTTGATCTGATTTAATAGTTCCAACTTGAGTATTTCCTGTTCTAAAACCAATTCTTGATGTCAAGCTAGAATTATTACCTGAGTCATTTATAGAAAATGGTTGTGCTGTAGCTGCATTAACTTTAAGACAAACTTGTGCAAAAGTTTCAGTACTAGTTCCTATAAGAAGCCTTCCAGATGTATCTAAACGCATACGTTCAGTATTATTGTTTCCTCTAAATTGAACACTGTTATCCGAAGAATCAAGAGAAATACCACCAATTACAGTATCACTTGCATCACCTAATTGAAAACTAGCTACACCTCCATCAGTACAAGTTAATCTTACACAGGCATCTGAATCACCTACAACATGAAGTTCTTGTTGTGGACTTGTTGTACCTACACCAAATCTTCCAGATGAATCAACAGTTGCTCTAGTCGATCCACCTGTATTTATATTGACAGTATCAGATGCAAAATTTATTCCTGTATTACTGTCTGTTCCTGTTAATGCTGGTGCGGAAGCTGATCCATCAACTCCAGAAATACCAGTAGTGCCGTTAATGTTTAAAGCCATAATTAAAGAATAACAAGTAAACTGCCAGAAGGCACAGTTACAGTGACACCATTGTTAATAATAGGCGATACGGTGTGCGCATTCTTGCCAGAACTTATCGAATATGATGTCGTTACATTTGTGTCCGACTCGAAGAACACCTCATCGCCGCCCGAGCCGGTTGCTCCCGCCCCGCCCCCTACAGCAGTAAAGGCTGATCCATTATATATTTCAGCAGAGGAGGTTGTACTGTTGAATCTAAAATCTCCTGTCGATGGGGAACTAGGTCTTTGTGCAGTGGTTCCAACGGGTATTTGTAAAGCTGTTGTGTAGTTATGTATAACATCTCCAGTAAATGTTGCTCCTGCAACTGGAGCTAGACCCAAATTAGCTTGTGTAATATTTCCAATAGTTGTAAATGTACCTGTTCCAGAAGATACAGAAGTACAAATTTTTAGTAAATTTGTTGATGAATCTATATGAGGCTGGAACTGAACTACATTTGCATCTCCTGATGGATCTCCACTTGCAGAGTTAATCGTTCTTAAGGCTGTAAAAATATCATTTATCCCTGCACGAACCGCAGCACCTGTTCCGTTAGATACATTAAAATTATTACCTGTTTCTTTTGTTGTACTGTTGACTCTTGCCATTTCGGTAATATTTTATTTTATTTTATCATCCCTTACCAAATCCGACAGCCTGATAAGTGAAATTTCTATCAATCGAAGCATTTGATGAATTTTTAAAATGAACAGTAAATCCTGTACCGCTAATATTAGATAATTCAAAGAAATCACCACTAGCCATATTCTGTGCAGTTATTCCAATAGAAGGTAAATTTGAATTTACTCCACCTATAGCAGAAGTCCCTGTAAAGAAAGGGTGACTAAAGACAATATTTTTAGATCCAGAACCAGATGCTATTGCTGTTGTGCTTTGTTCAGTCCTTCTTTGGAACGAGGCTGTATAACCTAGTTGAGATACTTTTATATCTTGGTCAGGATCATCACTTGTTAAATTAACTTTAAATTTAAATCCTCTACCTTTGTAAGTACCATTGGCAAATGTCTGGAACGCTGTATATGTAGGCGATCCAGAAGATGGATTATCCTGCGTAACAGCTACTAACATTTCAGCATTTACTTTTGTGGCCGTTGCCCCATCAAAATCAACTCTTGCATCTATATCTGTGATTGAATCGAATTGGTCTGATGGGAAAAATGCTTCTGTCAAAAAATGACGTTTTAAATCAAGACTGAACACAGAACCTAAATCTAAGAAAGATGTTCCTGCTGCACCGCCAAATTCGTATGTACCTAATGGTGCAATACCTCCTAAATCATCTACGGAACCTACTAAATCAAAATCTGTAACGGCATCAAACAGACCTACACCAGTTAAATTCAAAGAATTTGTTATAGCATCAAAAGCTACGTTAGTTTTTGTTCCTTGAAATTTAGGGACATCTAAATCTTCTCGTCTTGTTAAAGCTATTAAAGGTGCAAGATTATCTGGTAAATCTATAATTACACTCGTTTCTCCAGCACTAAATCTACCGCCATCATCTTGAAACTTAAGAATATATTCTCCTTCTAAATAAGGAACTTCCGCAGTTGTGGTGTTTCCTGCGAGTGCTTCGATAAGGTCAGTAGCGTTAGAAAAGCTGCCATTTCCTGTACTATCTGTAGTATGCCTCACGTAAACTCGGCCACCGTGGGTCACGTCAAGATCTGTAGACAGGTTCCAACGTAATCTAACTAACTTATCGCTTATAGGTTCTGCTGTTAATCCAGTAACATCACTAGGTAGAGCAGTTTTACCTAAAGCATTAAATGTAAATGTCTGTGGCTTTGCTGAAGTTTCAAGTACAGCATTAATACTAAATAGTTTAAATTCATAAACACCTTTAAGTGAGTCTAAAATTTCAATTTCATTACTACTTGTTCTTATTACACTAAAATTGCCATCATCCAATCTAAATTGTAATTCATAACCAACAGCCCTCTGTACTGAGTTAAAACTAATATTTAATCTTGTTCTAGCCGTTGTACCCTCTACAAAAAATTCTTCTTGTACTAAAGGGTTTGAAGGTGCATCTACTAATTCATTTAATATAGTAATATTACGCACTGGTAATGGTGATCCATCTTCAATAAACGCATATTTTCCTGAATTATAAGACGTTCCAGTTATTGCATAATTATCCTTATCTTCAGTAACACTAACAACTCTCCATTGAGTAGTTTGTAAAGTATTATTTTCTAAAATCCAAACACTATTAGAATTTGGAGCAGATGAAAAAGCAGAAGATACTGTGATCACAGCCCCAGAAATACTACTTACAGTTTTAGTTTCTACTGACCCATCAGGCATAACAACACTTAGTGTTGGACTGTTTGTGCTATCTAAATCGGTGTCTGCTGTGTCATCAACAGTAATTGTTGTGGTTGTAGCAGCACTAATTCGACCACCTCTTCTTAGCCCTGCCCTAACTGGGTCGCTTACTTCTATAACCTGTCCTGGTCTTACAATTACTCCTTCTGCGAGTCCAGTAGCAAAACTAATAGTTTCTGTAGAATTTTGTTCCTCAAAAAGTATAAATCTACCTAATCTTCTAGCTTGATTTCTAGAACTACAACCGAATCCTGTTACTTTTTTTTGAATAATTCCATACTTATTTTTTGCATTGGTATCTTCTACAGTTTCAAAATTTAATTCTTGATTTTCCATATCAAAATAAGATACAGATACAACAGTTGATCTTGTTTTTAAACTTGTACCAGAATATGTAAATCCTTCTTGAGTTACATTAGATAAATTAAACAAATATGATGGATCAGTAGGTCTATCCTGAGTGAGTGACAAAGATCCTGCACTCCAAAATGTCATGCCTCTCATTACAGAACTTAATGCTTGAATTGTTTCGTAAGCATCTTCACGTTTTTGTAAAATCGTATTACAAGAAAAACGTGGTTCTTGACCACCATTGCCATCGTCTACTAATTCAGAACAATATACAGAAGCACTATAAAAAGCAAATTTATCAAGTTGAGCTTCAGTAATATGATCTCCTAACCCAAAACGAGTTTCCGTGAGTAAGTTAAATAATATAAAAGCTGGATCGCTTGTCCAATGTTTTGTAGTAGTAAGCGTTCCATTAAAAGTTCCAGTATAAATTAATCTTCCATTCGTTTGATCTACTGTTGCATTATGTGGAATTTTAATTTTTACACCACGGATTCTATACATCCGAGATGGTATAGAAGGAAATTGTTGAGAATCAAAACGCAAATACAGATGTGCTATATCAGGATAAGGTCTTTGTTCATCAATGATTTTTGTAAATGATACCCAAGAAAAAGTATTAGTTCTTTGAGTTGTACTATTATCTGGCGAAGTTCTTCCTACTGTTACCTGTATTGGAAAAGATGCGTTGTTAGGTATATTCAGTAAATAATCCCTACTATAAGCATTTCTTGATTTTCCCCTTGTTCTTAACTCTGGATTTGTAGTTTCATTAAAAGTTGTAGTAGTTCCATTATTTTGTGTAAGTATTATAAATGCGGCAGCAGTAGATCCTAAATTTTTACCATCGTCAGGATTTATATTTATTAAGGCATCAAAACGTATTGTTATTCTTATAGCGTCAATATCTGATTGAGTTATTGTTCTTGTTACTGATTGAGCATTTGTAACTGCCACACCAACTGCTTGTTCAGTTTCAATTTCACTTATTGCTTTTATAAATGTTTGATTACTTGTACCAAAACGCGGTTCAAATTTTATATTTTGAAAATTAAAATCAGAATCTAAAATATTATTTGAATTTGCACTTGCTTTTACAATAGGTGTTTTTCCTAAAAATATATCTTTTAACGCTGCTCTATTGTATGCGTCAGTTCCTTTTGTTAATCCTGCTGCTGATGGAAAACCCTCTATTTCACCTTCTGAGATTGCCTCTATAATATTAATAGCCTGTCTACTTTCTACTGCATCTCCATTTCTTAAGGAATTTATAAGACCAATTAAACCTGTAGTTTGATCAGCATCACCAGGATCACCAGAAACAAAACCAGAACTACCGAAAAAAGGCATAATTTTCTCCTATAAAATGTCCTCAGTGTCTATACCAGCAGACACAACTAATGACCCTGTAAATATTTCACCATAAACAACAGGTATTGCTACACCAGCCCTGCCAGTATTTTGTACACCATTAAAAGAAAAATTACGTTGTTGAGGGTCATCTGAAACTCCAGGGGGTTTTGGCGTAGGACTTATCATTTCTGATGCACCTGATAATGCTAAATAAATACCAATATTTCCTGCTGCTGCTAAAAAACCAGTTCCTCCTGCTATACCTAAAGCACCAACACCACCTGTAGCTACAACAAAACCTACAATAGCAATTCCTGCAATAAATTTGCCAATACCACGTTTTGAACCAGCAACAACAGGTACTATTTTTATATGTTGACTACCCACAGGCATTTCTATTTCATTTTCATCAATACTATAATTACCAACTTTTATACAGTAATTTTGCTCTATCATGTGTGATTGTAATTTAGGAAAATTTGCTAATAAAAACCGAATTGCATCTACTGATGAATTTATTTCAGCTTCAAAAGTACGCTGTCCTAAAAAACGAGCTAATCTACCATAAACTGTTATTTTACTTAACATATCTATACCTTTTCTTTGTACAGTCTATATGTGCTTGGTCATACAGTTCTCTGCAACTAAGTTTTTTCACACAATGCTGAAGAATAGTTTGATTTCCTAAATACAATGCTACATGATCTAAATTACCTGTTTTAGTTGTATCCATAAGTAAAACATCACCTTCCTCTAAATCTATCGTATTTTCTAATTCAACAAAACCTGTTAATGGCAAACCAGATTCAAACAATGGATTTTGACTAAATTGTTTTGGACTTTTTGGCCTATCCCAATGTTTTAATTTTATGCCTTTATTCTTTTGATACCAATTTTCAATTATACTCCAACAATCTTGAACACCCCAAACCCATTGCCTACCAATAAGTTCTTTTTTATAGCCTGATGGTTCGAAATAATACCATTGTTCTGTTTCTGGAGTGACAATGTAAAAGGGTAAATCTAAATATTCACAACTTGCAAGGTCAGCATCACTAGGATAAGGAGGATGATCTGGATGGCTGTGAAATACAGCTACAATTTCGCCTTGATCTTCAGCATTTATCCAATCATCAGGATCTAAAATAAATTGTTCTCCTAACTCTTCAGCAAGATTTTTACAAGGATAATATTTTTCTTTTCCTTTATATACAGCTACTAAACCACATGATTCATATGGTGCATCTTTTTTTGCGTGTTCTAAAGCAGTAGCTTTCCAATTCATCCTAAAAATGCTCCAATACCAGGAAAAATAGCTCTTGTTGCAATTCTTTTGGGTAGTTTTACATTTACTAAGTCTAAAGCAGATTGAGCTTCCCAAGTTACTATATTTCTATTCTCAGTAACTTTACGATCTAAAAAATATATTTCTTGTGGAAACTCTGCTGTTGGATCAGGTGTCCCAAATGGATTTGTATTACCAGTAAAATTAACAGCATCTAAAAAACGTGCCAAAGTCCTTATTCTTGTAAATTTTGCACCATTCAAATCATTACCAACAGTCGTTGTATTTACATCTTGCATGATGGCAGTTATCGTTCCAAGAATATTACTTATTGTAATTGTTGGTCTAGGTAAAGTTCCTGTTGAACCAAATTCAAAGCCAGTACACTCAATAGGAAATCTCAGATAAGAGTTGCCAGCCCAAACAACTTGTCCATTTGCGTTCATATTTGCACCATTATGAAAACGATATATGGTGTTTGAGCCATGTAAGGTTGTATTTAATTCAAGAACAAAAAGTTCTATTACTGAACCTGGATTGATGGATTGTAGTTCAGATACTGGTATTGCCATTATGGTTCGTAGACCTCCTCAAATGTTGCGTTAATAGTAGCTCTATCAAGATATGGTATAGATTTTGTCCAAGATTTACAAATAAATTTGCTTGAACTAGCTTCAGCAGGGGGAGTGAAGTCAAAACTCTCCGTTCCACCTCTTGCATCAAGAAATGCCTCAATGGTATCCGCATCTGTTTCGCTTACATTGAAAGTTAAATTAAAAACTTTAGGATCTTGATTTAATCCAAACTGAACACGTTGTTGGTAGCCATCACCAAACTGTGTGATTCGTGTTTTAGGTTGATTTGTTTTTCTTGTTCCGTAAGTAGGAGTAATTGAAGGAAAAGTTGCCATTTATCTAGTATTAGAAAGTAAACCACCAGGGCGTTGTTGTTTTACAATTTCACCCTGTACTGCTGCTGCTATTAGTGTACCTAACTCCCTTCCTTCTTCTTCATCGCCTTGTGCATCAACACCACCTTCCATGTTTACATTAACCACAATATTATTTGTAGTTCCTCCACCTAATTGATTATTTGGAATAATAGTACCAGCAGAAGAAGGGACAAATAATTCTGGCCCACGCTCTCCAACAAGTGATGCTTTGCCTACAGGTGGTCTTCCTCCTTCAGCAAAACCTTTTCCACCTAAACCTGGCATGAAAGGTACAAGACCGTCACCGCCACCGCCAAAGCCTAATAGTCCGCCACCGCCGCCACCGCCGCCGCCAAACATACCCCCTAGAAAACCTCCTATACCAGATACTGCTTTCTGAATAGCTACTTCTATAAGTTTTCTTTTCAATTGATCTAATACATTTATTGCTGCCTGACCTAATGTTTGAGTACCCATAACCGCATCTGTAAGATTAGAAACAAGACCTTGTTCAATTGCCTCACCTATTTCTCTGAACCTTTCATTTAACAATTCTGTTTCAGATTTTGCATTTAAAAGCTCCATATTAAACATATCTGCACCTAAAGAAAGACCTTCGATTAAAAAGTTTGTTTCTCCCAAACTTTGATTAAAAAGATCAGTTAATGGTATTAAACCTTCAGAAAAAGTAAGAGTTGTACCCTCTATTAAATCTTTGTGTTTTTTTTCTTTCTCTATTTTTTTTTCAATAATTTCTACTTCTTTAAATTGTATGTTCCTTAACTTTTCTCTTTCAATATTTTGATCTCTAAGAAGTTGAAATTGCTCCCTAAAAAATTCATTTTCTGCTTTACTTGCAAATATGCTTTCTCCTTTAAAATCAGTGCCAAATTTTGTTGCTGTTAGTCTTGCTGCATCTCTGCGTGCATCTTGCTCTGCTTTAGCAACATTACCTAAACCAACATCACCTATATCTCCAAACCTTGAAAACAATTTTTCTATAGCAGTAACACCTTTTGTTGCAAAATCCAATGCACCTTTAATTGCAGGGGAAAGTATTTCTCCGATGGTTCTTGCCAAACTTTCTGTTGAATCTATCAAAGTGGATAATTTTCCATTCAGCGTTGTTGCTTGTGAAGAAGCACCTTCAAAGAAAGCACCACCTTCATTAGTTAAATTTATAAGTGCTTGATTTACAAGATCAGCCCCAATTTTTCCTTGTCTTTGTGCTTTTTCAAAAGCCTCACCTTGTAAACCTGTTATTCGTTTAAGTTCTGTTGTAATATCAACCCCTCTTTCCAATAATTGAAGATTCTCTTCTTGTTGTAATTTTCCTTTTGCTCTTATCTGTCCAAAGGCTGTTGCAATACCTTGTAAATCTGCTCCAGTAGCACCAGCAACATCAGCAAGCCTCTTTGTGGTGTCTACTAATTCATTAGTTTCAAAACCAAAAGCCTTTAATCGTTTTGTTTGTTCAATTAGTTCACTACTTTTAAATGGAGTGACAGCACCAAAATCTTGTAATTCTTTTATTATTTTGTTTGTTTTACTAAGAGAGCCTGTAAGGACTTCTAAGCTTTTTCTTTGAGTCTCAATATCAGCAGCATTAACAAAAACAAATCTTGTAGCTGCTATTGCGGCAAGAGCCTTTATTAACGGCATTAAAGATTTATTTAATGTTGCAAATCCAGCACTTGCTGATTTTGCAGCCCTTCCTGATTCTCTTATTGATCTGTTTGATTTATTTAATCTATCTTTTAATTTGTCTGTATTTCTACTTAAATTTTTTGTGGCATCATTTACTCTCTTTAATGGATTGATAGCATTTTGTGCATCAACTATTAATCTGACTGTTGATTGTGCCACAAATACAAATAACCTTTATTATATATTACCTTGATTTGGCCTTTTGTCGCTGCATTTCTTTTTCATGCCTTTCAGTTTTTAGTTCATAATATGCAGCCCAATAAATAAGTTCTTCTTCTGTTATAGCCTCTCTTAATTCAACTAATGTTTTTCCAAGTTCTGTTGCGAGAAAAAACTCAAAATTTAACCAGTTATCTCGCCTTATCCGTTTTTTGCTGTATCTAAATTAGTTTGAATATCCATCATGAATAATTCAAGTTCATTTAAAACAGTTTCTGGTAAAAATCTTTTTAAGTCTTCAGCATCAGCCGCAGCAAAAGCTTTTGTACCATCTTCATTCTCTGCAAGTTGACAAAGTAGTTTGGTTGATATTGCCAAAGCCTCATCAGTACCAGCCGAGTTTTGTGCTTGTATTCTGTCGTATCTTGTAAGTGGTGGGAAATATAACTCTTTCAATAGTTCACCATTTGGCTTTTTTAACTCATACTTTCTTCTTGCGGTCATTACATCACTAAAAGCCTCAGTGATGAGATCTACGTTTCTTTTTGCTGCCATGTTTGTGTGGGGTTAGTTATTCTAAATTTACTATATAGCTGAAGTAATAGTACCGCTTGTCTGAAAACTGATATTTATTACCTGAACTTCGCCAAGTGTTGCCCCATATTCAGCAGAAGTAATGATACCAGCAAAACTAATTTTTTTTGCTGAAGTTGATCTATCAGGAAATAACTCAAATAATGCGTCAGCGTTATCGCCTGTAGTTAGAACATCATCAATAAATGTTGTGTAGCCTGCACCAGTTTCACCAGGGGCATATAAAAGTTCTGCTGTACCTTCACCTGAAATCAAGCCACCAATATTTGTTTTAAAAGTATCACCTTGTTTTGTTGTCTCCATAGTGTCTTTGGTAATAGACAAAGACCAAGACCTTGTTTGACCAACGTCAGCTTCAGTACCGCCAGCGTTTTCAAACATAATTTTCCCTACATCACCCTTAATAGCCATAACAAAAGAAAGTATTTATTTTATATTAACCTTTTTTAGGTTTTTTTACATCTTTTTTTAAATTTTCTTGCTTTTCCATATATCTTCTGCAACGACTATCCCAATAAGCAGGGTCACGTCTACCTTTTACTGCTTCAATAGCATCAAGCATTGCCTCTGTTATTTTCATTAAAGATCCTCGAATATTTCAAATGTTATTCTAATTTGTGTTTGGAATTTACCCTCTGGACTTGATGTTAAAACTTCTGGGCCGATAGGTGAATCAAAAATAACATTTGAAACTGTAATATTATTGTAGAGGTCACGCAACCTTTTGCCAATTGTAAAGTTTGACCCTGCCCCGATACCCTCTTCCGTAAAAACATTTAGCAATACTAATCCAACAATATTATTTGAAGAATTACCAGATCCACCCATTGTTAAATAACTACCAGAGCCAAAACTTGTTATACATTGAACAAAAGTATCTTCTGTAGTGGAATCAAATGCCATGTTGTTAAAGACAACAGGTATTGCAGGGCTTGATGCAAGTTCTGTTGCCAATCTTGCTTCTATTGTGGATCTGATGGTATTTAAATCAACTGCTGCCATTATGCCCTCCTAAATTCATCTGCAATAAATTTTTCAAGTTGCTTTGCAATAAGCTCTGGATAACCTTTTATAGTATTTTGACGAGTTCTGTAAATTTTACCCCAACTTCGAGGCAAGTTTGTTCCATAAGCAACAGGTTCAGCATATTCAATATTTGAAGAAACAATTCCAACAAATGGTTTTACCTCACTTTTCCATGAATTTCGTAAAGTTCCACCAACTCCTGTTTCACCCTCTCTTGGTTGAAATACAGGCGTAAATTGTTTAATATCAGCCTCCGCTTTAAAAGTTGCTTTCCTCACAACCGTTTGTACTTTTTCACCGAAATGATCTCCAATATCATTTAAGTTTATTTCTCTTGCCATAGTTACCTCAGGATTAAATCAAAACTTATTGCTGTATTATTTTGTTCATTTGTTACAACTTGAATAATTTTAAATTCAACACTGCTTATAACAACCCTATCTTTTGTGGTTGGTACAAATGTTAAATCCCCTGCTGATATTGTCAGCCTTTTGTCCTGAGATTCAATCAGATCATTTACCTCAGATCTGTTTACATTTGTTAACGCACCTTTGACGGTAGTATCAGATGTGGATTCTGAAATAGCTCCAGTGGTCGTGTTATAACTGCCAGCCGTGACCTGTCTGATAGTCACATCACCTCCAAGTTTGCTCAGAGTTTTTGATGCTGCCTTTTTCAGTGCGTTGGCAAGACTCATAATGAATAAGCTATGACTTGACCACTTGCAAGAGTGATACTCGTAATTACACCTTCAATTTCTGAAGATGATTTCATTGTGATGCCATTGATAGTTGCAGAACCATTTTCTGTTAAGTTCTCAGCAACTAAAGTCACCTCTGCATTTGATAAGCAATGCACTTTACCGAATCTGCCAGTATGGGCATTTGTATCTGTAATGATTATCCCTGCTGGATATTGGTAGCCGTAGCCCATTTTTAAGACCTCTTGATTTGTAAGTTTGCTCTTCCACCTATTCTAATACCCATCAGATAATGATCAACTATAGGTGGGATTCGATCAATACCAACAGCCCCATAGAATCTAGGGGTTGCATTTATATTACCAATACTTACTGTTTCAAAATCTTCCAGACCACTCAACTCCAAACCGTTCCTATTGTTGTTGAGATAAACAGCTAAGATAACCTGTGCATTTTTTACACGATCTGGGATTTCAGTATCTGTGTAATAATCAGCAACTAATCTATTGGGAAAAGATAAGCCATAAAGGTTGGTATAGGTATCAGGTTTTCTTACTCCTGATCTCGGCCACTCAAGTGCTTGGGTATCATCAACCCTAGCTCCTAAAAACTTTTCACGATCAATTCTTTGTGCAGCCGTAAACAATGCACGGTTTTTATTGTCGTTGCTTGAGCCATCCCATGCAGCAGCGTCATCACTGAGGACTAAACCCTCAATAAATGAATTTGCATCTGCAAGAGTGATATAGGTGTTTGCGTTAGCACCACCAACAGTTGCATCAAGAGTTATCGCCATTTAGTTTTACCTTCTTGGGCTTTGGTTTTGGTTTTGGCTTTTCAAGAGTAGGAGTTAATGAAGCTGCCTTTTGAGCAGCCTCATTTCTCGCTCTCATACGCCTAAATGCGTACATTGCCATTAGCTTGATGCACCCTTAAGGGCAACAAAGTTAATAACAATTGCTTCACTTAGGTTTCCAGCAGATACGTTTGAAACTGTTACCGCGAAAGATCCAGCAGCAATCGCATTTGCATTTACCAAGTATGAACCAGCAGTTCCAGCAGAACCATGACAAGCCACAACAACATCAGTTGCTGAAATCTTGCTGTTAGTTACTGTGAAAGATACTTCTGTGCCAGCGTCAAGCTGTGCATTGTTCATTGTGATTTGTCCACTCTCAGTATTGAGAGTTACACCTGTCGATTTGTTAGTAACCTGAGTTACAGTACCACCGCCTGTTGGGCCAACTAAAAGGCCAGCAGTAACATCAAATAAAGAAGCCATAATTAATCTTGGTTACTTACGTTAGTTGCACGAACAATACCGATGTTCTTTGTCTCATAGACTTTCGACCAAGAGCCTACAGTTTCGAGAACGCTCCGAGTGGGATTAACTGTCGATACTGCATATTTCAACCCAACAGGGTGATAGATGTAGTGAAGATCCACTGCCATTGCTTCTTCTAAAGCAAGGATATCTCTATCTGTTTGTGTTCTGATTGGAGCCTGCTGGCCTGTAACGACTGATCCCTGCGAGAAAAAGAACGTACTGTATTCCGTAGAGGAACCAGATCCTGTTGTTGGAACATCATCAGAAACAATAACTCTCAATCCCATAAATGTAGGAATAGATGTTGTTCCTGGGAAAGCATTTGCTGTTGTACCTGAAGTTGCGTCTGTATCAGGTGCGCCAGTGTTGTCGTAAATACGATCAATCGCATTTCTCTCAACTAAGTCGTAATAGACTTTTGAGTGCATTGCAACTGATGTCAACTTTTGACCTTGATCACCAAGTAAAGCCTGTGCTTTTGCAACGTGTCTTGGACTTAAAGTTGTTGGAGTGTCACCTGATTCTGAATCAATTGTTAAATCAAATAATGCAGAACTGCTTGAGTTTGCATTGATAGAACCAAATGCACCAGTTAAACAGGAGAATAAATCTTTCTGCTTCTGGTTATTAACATAAGCAGCCATCTTCTGAGCGATAGCAGCCATTGGGTCAGGGCCACCACCAACTGCCAATGCAGCCAAGTCTCTTGAACTAAATGCACGACCTCTATGAAGAACAGCAGCGATTTGGTTATCGGCTGTGATCTTGCCAGGTGTTAATGATAATGAATCTGTAAGAACTTCAAAGTCTCCAGATAAGTTAGCTTTGTAGAAAGGTATCTTTACAAAGTCTCCGCCTCTTTCTGCGGATAGATTTAATTCTGCTAGAGGTGTCACGACCCCACTCTGCAAGAAAGCATCTCTTTGAGTTGTTTC